AATGGCCAGGAATGCTTGGACCAATACCCCTGTTGGGAGACAACGTTGATGGTGTTGGAGTTGTCAACACAACGCCAGAGATAGATGGTGTAGTTAGGAGACTGCCATTACTGATGAGGGTGGGTGACGAAGTATATCCAAGTGTTGCATTAGAAGTGATAAGAGTCGCAGTTGGCGATCCAAGTTACCAAGTCAAAGCCAGCGAAGGTGGCGTGATAGCATTAAGGGTTCCAAAATTCAAAACTGTTAAGACAGATCAATACGCAAGGATATGGCTGAGATGGAACAAGCAGTTCGAAACGATCAGCATCACGGATGACTTCGCTTCAGTGGCAGGCAAGACCGTGATAATAGGAAACACGGCCCAAGGTATCAGCACTATCATAGCAACACCCAACGGTGAGCAGTACAGTCACACTGCAATGGCTGTCAGTTTACAGACCGTGTTGAACGGTGAGAACATAGTGCGATTAGATACGGCCACATTCCTTGAATATGTTGCGGCGGGTGTACTCGCAGTGATAATAATTTTATTGGCGGGATTCGCACCCTACTGGTTGGTGGGTGCTGTGTTGTTGACTGTGTGGTCAGGAACGGCCTATGGTGCATATTTCTATTTCGTCAAGCACCTACAACTCTGGGACGCCAGTTGGATCATATTGGTCACGACCATAACAGGATTCCACGCGGTGTTCAATCGTTTCGTCAAAGAGTTCAGCCTCAAACAACAGATCAAGAAACAGTTCGGCACTTACCTGTCGCCAGACATGGTGGCACAACTACAGAAGAATCCCGACCTATTGAAGTTGGGTGGCGAGTCGCGGAACCTATCAATAATGTTCACTGACGTTAGGGGATTCACTTCCATTTCAGAACACTATGGTGAGGACGTGCAAGGATTGACAAAGATAATGAACAGGTACATGACTGCCATGACACAGGAGATATTGGCCAACAAGGGCACCATAGACAAGTACATCGGTGACGCACAGATGGCTTTCTGGAACGCACCCTTGGATGACTGGGATCACGCGGAGAACGCCGTGTGGACGGGTATCAAGATGTTAGACAGCCTGGACAAGTTCAACGAGGAAGTACAGCAGGAGGGCATACCGGCTTTTGGAATGGGATTGGGTATAAACACTGCGGAGGTCGTTGTAGGCAACATGGGATCTGACCAACGCTTCGACTACACCTGTTTGGGAGATGGTGTTAACCTGGCCGCAAGGCTGGAGGGACAGTCGAAGACGTACGGTGTCAGGATAGTGCTTGGACCGGAGACAGCAGAGCGAGTCAAAGACAAGATAAACGTGTTCGAACTTGACTGCATTGCCGTCAAGGGCAAGACCATTGGGGTCAAGATCTACACCGTGGCCAAGGAATCAGAACACCACAGGCAGTTCCTCGAATCATACTATGCGGGAGATTGGGAGGAAGCACTCAAGAGATTGGACACAGCCAAAGAGTTCCACGAGGACATGTCTGAATACTACGCCAACATGAAGACTCGTATCGAAGCGGGCAAACCCAATGATTGGGACGGAACATTCCGAGCAACAACGAAGTAATTATTTTTTTGTATCACCTGTAGAGTCGAAGCTCTCAGATTTTGTTTTGTATTTGGCAAGTATCTTGTCCAGTTCATCTGAACGTCCAGACTTTATGATCTCTTCTTTGTACTCCAACACCATCGAAAGTTTCGTGTTCAATCTTATCATGTCATTGTCCAACATACGGATACGATCGACTAGTTTTATTAGTGTTGATGAAGCATCACCCAACACCGGTTTGATCTCTTCTGTGACCCACTTCCAAATGTAATAGACGAAGTAACCCAGACCCATCGCGGCCACGATAGGGAAGCCAAAATCCTTGATCATTGTCACTATATCGTTAGTCGCGTCTAGCATCGTTCTTGCCCTCGTTTGCGGCCAACCTGTCCGCGTTTGGTCTGATCTTTAATACGTAACTCAACAGTGCATCTATCTTGACTAGATCATTGTTCATGGTCTGCACCCTGTTATCTAACGCACCAATTATGGCTTTCAGACTGTTCACAGATCCCGTCACACTCGCGAGTATGAATTTCAATGTGATGAACACGAAGGCACCTGCCGCTATGGCACCTGCTATTGGGAAACCCACTTCTGCGATGAATGTCACGAAATCCATAATGTGCGTGTATTTACCAACATACAGATGTGCTAGTTTTATCAATTTTAGCCTATCTTAAATACTTTTATGAAGTTTATTTTGGTGGTCTACATGTGCATGGCGGGAGCCTGTGAGAGCGTGTACGAGCAGAAACTGTATGACACAAAAGCATTGTGTGAGGCCTCTGGTGCGGAAGTGAAGGAATACGCAATGGTCAATTTCCCACAGAGCTCAGGTGAGATATGGTGCCTAACAGAATCACAGTTCAAGGAATACCAGGACCACTACAAGATCGGCGACGACGCCTAATTGACATTACCACGTTTCCATAGTATAATTGTGTATGATCCACGCAATGATAGATCTGGAGACCTTAAGCACTAATCCCAACGCAACCATACTGACCGTTGGTGGCGTGAAGTTTGATCCCCACACAACTGCGGAACCCTCACAGGGCATGTACTTCCGTGTGGACGTTGACTCACAGACGGAAATGGGCAGAGATGTCATGCAGGACACCTTGGACTGGTGGGGAAGACAGGATCCCGAGATAATGGAAGAAGCATTGGGTGACAAGGACAGGATATCACTAGACGCCACGATCAAGACCATCAACAAGTGGAGTGTTGGAGTAGATGTTTTCTGGTGCCAGGGACCATTGTTTGACTACGCCATACTACAGAATTTATACACACAACTGGGACACCCACAACCATGGCAGTACTGGCAGATCAGAGATTCTAGGACTTTGTTTTCTTTGGTTCCTAGAGATCCCAACGAGAAGAGGGTGGGATTACACAATGCTTTAGAGGATTGTTACTTCCAGGCAAGGAAAGTACAGAAAGTATATGCACAGTTAGGAATCAAGAATGCCAGATATTAAACAGCTCTACAAAAGAATTGCAACAACAATATTGTTCTATCTGAGATTTGATCTGCAACTGCATTTCTTCTGGGGCATGATACTGACACTGTTCGCAGTGTTCTGGCAACCATTCATATACCTGGGACTGATAGCGACAGTGTTGAAGGAAGCACTGGACCTATGGAGCAAGGGACACTGGAGTTGGGATGATGTGGTGTTTGGCGTCGCGGGTTGCATTGTTGGTGCGTACTTCGTGGGAGTGATCGCGTGAAGTGGTACAGCATCGAGGACCTATACCACATAGAAGGTTTCAAAATCCGGCACAGCAAGAACCCCAAGACCAAATGGATCAGACTGAAATGTGTCTACAAAATCAAGATCGGAAACAAGGTGGTACACGTGGGCAGGTCCGACACCTGTAAGAAACATGGTGGGGCGGAGAAGGTCAGGAAGGCCCTGGTAAATCTACTGGGCGTATGGGAATACAATCCAGCAGTGCCAAAGACCAAGACCTGGGATCAAATCAGGTTGCAACACAGACCAAATTCTAGTAATATAAGGATAGGAATTATAGAAACCAATGCCATCGAAAAAACCTATCTACAAGAAAGAATATGAACCCGTCAACAGTGTAGACGAGAGCATATGGTTTAGCAATGACACACCCATCATGGAGTCAGACTTCACTTTCGTTTTCAATGATCGATATCCCTGCGTGCCAGGACACAAACTTTTCATACCCAAGGAGAACAACGCACATTTCGTGGGCAGGTCCTACGGCATGGCCTATGACTACGGAAATGAGCAGATCAAGGCGGGCAAGATAGACGGATGCAACATCGGAATGAACATAGGAATACCAGCAGGACAGACCATAATGTGGCCGCACATACACTTCATACCACGACACAAAGGTGATGCCAAAAAGATAGGTGGAATAAGACACGCACACCCAGGTGCCGACCACAAGAAATATTATTAATGACAAAGAAAGCAAGAAGGATACAACCCATATACGTTTCGCTTGATGGTGGAGAGACTGTGTACGAGCAATTACCAAACAGTGACAGGATTTTTGTAACAATAACAGAAGGCCAAGAATCAGGAAACGGCATTCGAGGAGGTGGAAATGATTGGAGCAGAAGCAATAGCATTGCAAAGGAAGTATCCTACACTTCCAAAGGCCTGGGACAAATATCTTACCGTATGGCATTTGATCAACGGAAATCAATGATATGTACAACTATTCCTATATCAATTTTACCAGCAGTGTGCAGACGTCTGTGTGCGTTTAACGGGGTGATTAAATAGCATTATGACCAAGTATGTTAGTATAATCGGCAACGGTGAAAGTCGTAAGGGATTTGATATCTCGCCATTGAAAGTGTTCAGTACGGTAATAGGTTGTAATGCAATCTACAGAGACTACGTGACAGAATACCTGTGTTGTGCTGACAGGCATATGTGCCAACAGGCCGTGAATGCAGTTGGTAAAGGCACCACTGTGTACACCAGGGACAACTGGGCTGACCAGTTCGCACACTGGCCCAATGTCAAAAAGTTTCCCGACCTACCTTATAAGGGAGAGAAGAGACAGGATGAACCTTTCCACTGGGGCACAGGACCATACGCAGGTGTGTTGGGACTGACGTTTCGACCCAAGGCCATATTCATGTTGGGATTTGACCTACATCCGTTAGAGAAGGACAAGGTCAACAACATGTACACGGGTTCAGAGGGATACACCTACATCAAGAGACCGGTTGATCCGTCATACTGGATATACCAGTTCCACAAGTTGATGGGATACTCAGATCCAGATACAAGATGGATAGTGGTAAATCATGACCGCTGGGAGATGCCCAAGGAATGGAGCCAACACGGCAACGTATATCAAGAGACCTATGATGGCATGGCGAAGTTCATCAACAAGCAGTTGACAAAAAGCAAATAGCATATAAAATTGTTGTATGATCAAGCCTATGGTGGATCACCTCATGGTCCAGGAACAGTTGCGGGAACCTAACAAGGAATGGAAGCACATGGTTGCTGTAATTTGTCTCAACCAAACCTACAGGAAACACGTCAAAATAATCTTACCAAAACTTTTCGCAAGGTATCCTGATCCCGAAGCGTACCTACGAGGAAGTTTAAAGACACAACAGAATATGCTGAAACCTTTGGGTATGTGGAATGTGAGGCCAAGAAGGATCAGACGGATGACGGAAGAATATCTCAACTGGGATGGGTGGGACGTCAAAGATTTACACGGCATCGGAAAGTATGGATCAGACAGTTATGACATCTTCTTCATGGGCACAATACCATTCGATGTCAAGGACAAGGAACTCAGAAAATATATAAATGACAAATACGATAATATTTTTGAATTTGATGATTGACAAACGCCCAGTATAGTTTATAATAAGGTTATGTTTGATAAAATAAAAGATGGAGATCTAGTTACTCTTAAATTGGCTTCAGGAGAAGAAGTCATCGCAAAATATCTTAGCAGGACCGACACACGATACGTCAGTATCGAGAAGGCACTTGTGCTGATGAATGGTCCGCAGGGATTGGCATTTGGTACATTTTTCTCCACTGCTAAACAGGACGAACCATTCAACATAGCCATCGACAAACTGATTTCCATAGCACATATCAATGACAAGATCGCTGAGGAATACAATAGGGTGTTCAGCAAGATCGAAGTTCCCAAGAAACCCAGCATCATAACCTAATGGCACACTTCGACAAACACTCCACTAGCATCAAGGCACTGGTAGACGTGTCAGAGGCCATGCTTAACGCAATGGAGAAACACGGAATTGATCCAGAGACAGTGGCCAACAGGAACGAGTTCACTGTGATGATACATTTCTTGAAGAGCATCATTGACGGTGAGTTAAATATACCAAACGAACTGACGGATCGCATCAGAGATACAGCGTTCCAGATGGACATGGATCAGAAGTTAGACAAGAAGTTGAACTGATGATCGAGAGGACTAAAGACTTTCACCCCTCTATAAAAACTCTGCAAGTCATCAACGCAAGGAGAAACGATGACTTACTACTCAACTAAAACATACGGACACAATATAGGACTATCTGCGGTGTTCAGACAACCCAACGCAGATCACTCACACTGCCACCTACTGCACGGCTACAGCCTGGCATTCAAATTCACATTTGGTTGCAAGGACTTGGACAACAAGAACTGGGCAGTGGACTTTGGGGGACTCAAACCATTGAAGAAATGGCTAGAGAACAACTTCGATCACAAACTGGTCTTGGATGAGGATGATCCACACCTAGACAAGTTCAAGGAACTTGAAGAACTGGATCTCGCCGACATCAGGATATTCAATGGTGTGGGTGCTGAGAAATTCGCAAAACATGCCTTTGATGCCGCTGATGACATAATCAGGGCGGCCACGAACAACAGGTGCTATGTGGTTGAATGTGAATGCATGGAACACGGAGCCAACAGTGCCATCTACAGAAAATAATAAATTCATACAAGATACGGTGAGGGTAGGTTTGACCAATCACGCCTACTACTTCCAAGTATATGACACACCCCTGGGACACAGATGGTTAGAAGCACTCAGAGATAATCTTGAAAAAAAAAGAATACTGGAAAAGAACTTCTGTTTCCTAGGTTTCGCAGATTCAGAAAGGAATCTCAATTATCTTGTGGCGGAATTGAACAAGAGCACTGCTAAAATAAATGCTTTTGAATTTAAGCCTCCTTATGAAAAAATACCTCCTTTCCGTGGTGATGATTTTCAATATAGTAGCAACCTACCTTTGGACACTGGAGAAGTGGCCACCAAAGAAGGTGGCCTTGCAAGGAAACTTAAACATGAGGCCTGTAATTTACTGCACAGGTATTTCGAAGATTTGCAGGGTACTGCCTGGCAACTGTCAGAATACTACAGACAGGCCAATAGCGAAACCAAATATGCCATCAGGCAGTTGAACAATCTATGTCACGAGATAGAAAATTGGGTGTGGGCCGATCGTAAAAAAGCAGTCAATCCGGAATGGATTAGACCTTCCCAGATAACCACATTCCTAAATGCACCGAGATATGATTTACAGGATGAGGACTACGAACTGTTCAAACATAACAGGTACGACAGAGAATTGGGAGGTGTGTACCTACACTGGTCGCAGATAGGCAAAACACTGTACGAAGTGTGGAGGGACGAAGATGCACCAAAACTGACAGACGCATTGTGTTCTGAAATCAATCACCAGAAGTACTACTCCGGTGAATTTGACATCGAGTGGGGGAGGACAATAACAGAAAAACTTTATGATTTCAAGGAAAAACAAATAAACGAATACCGTGCATGGCTTGAGGAAAACGGTTACGATTGGGAGGATCCTAAACTATCACTGGGATATATCAAGATAGGGCAAGTGGACCTGCATAGGTCTTTTGGGAAAGGTGCAAAATTCAAAGAAATATATGAGACCATGTCAAATAATTTGAATATTACCAACATCAAAATAGTATCGGATAACCCCAGTGAATGTGGGTACCCGTACACGCTAGACAGTGATGACTGGCAACAGATACAGATAGATGGACTTAGAAGAGGTTATGAATCACGTAGTATGCGTTAAGTGGGGGACAAAGTATGTTAGCAAATATGCCAATGTGCTCAACAACATGGTGAAATGTCACACCACCGTGCCGTACCAGTTCCATTGTCTCACAGATGACCCTGCAGGACTGGATCCAGAAATAAATGTGATCACCCTGCCCAAAGATCCATGGATCAAGTCATGGTGGAGCAAGTTGTGGATGTTCGCACCTGAGATGCCCTTGAAGGGCAACATATTGTTCTTTGATTTGGACGTGGTGATATTTGACAACATAGATCCGTTGTTCACACACCCTGGAAAATTCAACATCATACGTGATTTTAACAGATGTAGAATAAAGGACTGGAAACTTTCTAACAGCAGTTGTATGCGTTGGGAGGCCGGGACCATGGACTATCTCTGGAACGAATTCAAGGATCGGTCAGCACAGATCATGCAACAGAACCATGGAGACCAGGACTGGATAACCAAGAGGGCAAAGGACGATATCACATGGTTCCCTGATGAATGGATCAGGAGTTACAAATGGGAGATGATAGGCCTGAAGGACACAAAATTATTGACAAAAGATGGCAAAAAGTTTTTTAGGAAACCCGTTGATATAAATCAAGGCAACAGAGTGGCTGTTTTCCATGGATCGCCAAATCCCATGGAGTGTGCGGATCAATGGGTTGTAGACAATTGGAAATAAATCAACTATAATTTACTATGTCTTTAATATTGGCAAAAAAAATAGCATGGCATATTCTTTTATCACAAGGATTAGGTTTCGAAGAGTGCAGGCAAGCAGTAAAATCATTTTACAGTAAATCTAGGGCAATAAACGACGGACCTGTAGTTGACCATCTTAAAAAGTCTCCAAGTGTTTACAACATGATGATGGACAACAGTTTGATATCAAAATTTCAAAACAGTTTTACCAGTTGGATACAAAAAAATAAATTCAATACCTGTTCGGGATTAGAGTTATTTGAACCTGATATCAGTCAAGGTTCTACACAATCCTTTGACAGTTTTTTTCTAAGACACCCAGACAAAAAACATAAATTTTTCCTAGGCGAATATCTTTATCACATAGTGGTAAAAAAGAATTTAGGACAAAAATGGTCGTTTATCTTAGATCACACCGAATTGTCAAAAGGTGATGCACTGATATTGAGTGTTCCATTTTGCGATACAGGTAATGCTCCAAAGCAACTAGACCAAATTCTGACCCACTGTACTGAGCAAAAGATACCTGTACTCTTAGATCTGTCATACTACACCATAAGTCATGGCATTAACATTGATTTGAATTTTGACTGTATAGACACTGTCTCCTTCAGTCTGAGCAAAACATTCCCTGTGGCTTATGCCAGGATAGGCATGAGATACACCAGAAAAGAATCTATGGACGGGCAAAAACTCCACAGCAACATCAACTACGATAACAGAATAAGTGCAGGAATAGGACTACACGTAATAGAAAAATTTCCAAGTGACTATGTTGTGAACAAGTACCTTGATCTATACCATAAGGTCGCGGCAAAACTTGACCTCGATGCTAGTCAAACCATGATATTTGCCGATGGTACAAATGACTGGTCGTCCTACGGCAGAAAAGAATTGTTAACAGCATATGGACTAGAGGATGATTCAAAATTTTACAAGAACAGGATCTGTCTGACAGAACTGTTAGAAAATAAACAACTGATAGAGGAGTTTTTACATGACTAGATTTGAGTTCTATTTCAAAAACATCAACAACATCGGTGCTAAAATTCCACAGATAGAAATACGTCTCAATGATAGCACCATATACACAGGACAAGTAAAGAATCAAATAGTGACAGAAGCCATGACCATGGGGCAAAATAAATTAGAAATAGCGTTCGTCAATAAAGTTAATCGTGACACAATAGTAAATGCACACGGTGATATTGTCAAAGATTTAAATTTCGAATTAGATCGTGTGGTAATAGATCATAGAGACATCGAACATTTGATTTGGGACAGTCACTATCGACATGCTGGTGGCAAAATAGATGGTTGTCTGTTTTTTGGTCCCCTTGGATCGTTTATTTTGGAATTCGAAACACCTGTTCTAAAATGGATGCTCAAGACCAATCATGAAAAGAACAACAATGACCCAGAATGGGAAGAAGACTACAATTATTACACAGAAGCATGGAACAAGATACACAAAAAATAAATGAGATAGCCTACGCATTAATGATAGGATCGGCCAGGGATGAGCTTGATATCCCAGGAGAATATATTTGGAACATACCTGAAAAAAACAACGTTGAAGAGATCAGAGCCAAATCACGGAGTGTGTTCAGCAGTGGGAACAGCATAAAGGACAAACAGGTATTACAATTCATACAAGGTATAAACGCCGTGCAGTACCTCAAGGATCCTTGGATTTCAAAAAAATTCGAAGAATATTTCCATGAATGGGTGTCTGCCTGCACTAGATTTAATTTAAAAGGGTTCGACCAGTTTAAAGAAGGATGTTTTGCACAAGGATCTCAAGAATATTTTTTGAATTTTTACCTTAGGAACAGGACAAAACGATTCAGGATACACCGTGGAGAATACTGGTGGCACATGGAGGTATGGAAAAATTTAGGTATGGAATGGACATACATAGACGAAGGCGACATAACCAGCAATGACGTGGTTATTGTCAGCACACCTTTCGCATTGACAGGCAAGGTTCACAAAGATCTGGAAAACACCATTACGCTCTGTGAAAAGCACAACGCAGAGTTGATGCTGGACTTCATATATCTTCCCAATCTCACTTCAGAAAATTTTGAAATAGATCTGAACTACGAGTGTATCAAAACAATCAGTTTCAGTCTGAGTAAAACCTTTCCTGTGCAGAATGCCAAGATTGCAATTAGATTTAGCAGGAAAAAGATCAATGATCCTATTCAGATAAGCAACGACGAAAATGTTGCCAACAGATTGTCATGCGGGATAGGCCTCGAAGTGATGCAAAAGTTTGAAATAGATTACATGGCTAAAAAATATTATTCCCAACAAATACACTGGTGTAATGTGCTTGGACTGACTCCCACTGATGTCGTACACTTCGCCAATGGTGCACCTTACACCAGATTTGGCAGGACGGTGGGACAAGAATTCTTCAGTGAATTCAACAACCAGCACACAAGATACAATCTAGGACCATTATTTGAAAATACAAACTTCCTGAAAAAGGCAGGATACTATGAATAAAAGTTATGGCAAGGTAAAAGTAAAGAAAAACAACCCAGGGCTTGATGAAGTGCCGGAAGACTGCGGATACATGCAACGGTTCGAGTACAACGTAGACATGAACAGCAACGGCATCATGGCAGAATGCATAGACTGGTGCCAGGAAAACTGTGAAGGCAAGTGGGGTTGGTGGTTCGAGCCAGCGGGCGAGATAGAGAATCCCAAGAACCACTGGGAGCATCAGAACGCATACATGAGCTTTGAGAGGAAACGAGATGCTACGAGATTCTGGATGAGCGTGGGAATACAAAACAGTGGCAGGAGAGAAGCATAATTACTAGTATGAAACCATTTGAAATAACAGACAATGCAAAAGCACAGATAGAGAGGCTACTCGAGAAGAACACAGGCAAGTACGCAGTTAGCCTGGCGGTGCTTGGCGGAGGTTGTGCGGGATTCAAGTACGACTGGGGATTCGCAGACACCAAAGAAAATATCGCAGAAGGCGACCACGTGGAAGACTGGGGCACGGGCAGGTTCGTGGTAGACGAGACTTCATTACTATATGTGGTTGGCACCAAGATCGACTGGGTGGAGGAGACCTTTGGGTCTCAGTTCGAGATATCCAATCCCAACAGTTCAAGTTCTTGTGGTTGTGGAGAATCATTTGGCATCTAATGGATACCGCTTTCATAATAGGCAACGGTGAATCGAGAAACATCTTCCCAATAGACAACCTAAAAGGACATGGAACCATATATGGATGTAACGCCATATACCGAGACCATCCCATGCTGTGTGATCACATTGTGGCCGTGAATCCTCCCATGTACGAGGAACTGGCCCAGTGGCACAACAATGGCAAGGAGTCTTCCCAAATACACGGCATAGAGGACATCAGCAAGTGGAACTACATCTGCGAGGGCGATCACGAGCACCACATACCCGAGGGACTCAAGATTTATAGGGTATGGAGGGGAGGTGATGTCAAGAAGGGTGGCAAAATAAAAACTAACGACTTCTCCAAAGCGAGAGGATCAGGTTGTAGTGCGGTGTTGATGGCCGCGGAGTCAGGCATCAAGAACATCGTCATAATGGCGTTTGACATAATGGGTGCCCAACAATGGGAGATGGACACGCCCAGCAGACTTCAGAATAACATCTACAAGAACAGTATCAACTACCCAGACAGGGCCAGCATGAAGGCCTACCTCAAGTACGAATGGATGTATCAACTTAGGCAGACTTTCAGGAAGTTTCCTGGAACAAATTTCTATTTCATCAACAGGAAAGAATACCTGGAGGGCAATCCTTTCCTGCGTTGGTACTTCGACCAACCCAACATCAAGTGTGGCATCTACGCTGACCTACAGAGATGGATAAGCGGACAACGTGATGACATACGTTGGAAACAGTTATAGGGTCTTGGTACTGCTGGCGTCCAACTGATAAACCCGACGCATCTTTACACCCACTGATTGGGCGAACTTCTTGGAATCACATTTGTTGCACACGTGTTTGTAGTCGTTTGAGGCACGATCTGGATCAACCTTGCTCTTGGGCCTCATGAACGTCTCTGAACAGGAATCACACTTGAAAACATAGATCAGTTTCTTCCTGTGGTAGTTGTGCATGGTACCCAGTTTGCTCTCCCTCTTGTACAACTTCATCGTCTTTAGGGTTTCTATGAACATATTACTATTTAATAAATACGAATAACACATTATGGCGAGAATTAACATAGACATAGGAGTACTGGGAAATCCGGCCACGGGCGATACTTTGCGTACCGCTATGACCAAGATCAACAACAATTTCGAGGATCTTTACCTATTGGTTGGGGATCCATCCACGGGTCTACTCACAACAAACATCACAAACGGCGATGTGAAAATACAACCAAACGGAACAGGTTCCATAGAGATCGACACACTGTCAATACAGAACAGCACCATAACCAGCATCACTACAAATTCGGATATCACAATTACTCCTAACGGCACAGGTAATGTTGTGCTTGGCAACTTCACATTCAACGCGGATCAAACAGTCGGCGCCGGCCAAGACAACTACGTGTTCACATACGATCACAGCACAGGCACCATAGGACTTGAAGCGTCAGCGGCCGGTGATGTGACAGCGAGTTCCACAACAACATTCACAAACAAGACATTCGACGCCAACGGCACAGGCAATAGCATTTCAAACATCGACATCGCGGACTTCACTTCGGGTGTGTTCCTTGACGAGGACAACATGGCATCAAACAGTGCCACTGCTATCGCTTCACAACAGTCGATCAAGGCCTACGTGGATGCCGAGGATGCCAACATCGCATCAGACTCAATGACATTCACCAACAAGTCAGGAAACATATCACAATGGACCAATGACTCCAACTACGCCACACAGGCATACGTGGACGCCAGGGACATAGGTGACCTATCCGTTGTAGGTTCAACAATATCAGCACCATCAAACGCGGATCTGACCTTGACGACATCAGGCACGGGATCAGTCAGCATCGACGGCATACAGATTTCAGGCACAGAGATAAGTTCCTCAGACTCAACACAGATAACGATCAAAGAGAATTTACACGTCACAGGGAACATCACAGGAACACTAACGGGATCAGTGGCTTTCTCAAACGTGACATCAACACCTACAACAATCGCAGGTTACGGCATAACAGACGCCGCGAGTGCAACCGCGACAGCACTGACAGTTGTTGGAGATGACTCATCAGGCACGGCAGTCACACTGGGAGAGACATTCAAAGTGGCAGGAACACAAAACGTCACAACAGCAGTGTCAGGCGACACCTTAACTATTACAGGACCAGATCTTACAAGTTACATCACAGCCAGTTCATCGGACACACTGACAAACAAAACAATAGATGCCAACGGCACTGGAAATAGTATAAGCAATCTAGAAGTTGCGGACTTTGCCGGATCGGCCATTATAAATGTTGCAGAAACACTTGCATCAAATGATTCAGACACAGCACTGGTCACAGCAGGTGCCATAATTGACTACGTGGATGCACAGGACGCCAACATAGCGTCAGACACTTTAACATTCACGAACAAAACATTTGACGTTGAAGGCACAGGTAACTCGATCTCAAACATCGACGTGGCAGACTTCAAGGCCGCGGCCATTGTCACTGCCGCGGAAGGCATAGGTTCAAACAACAACGACACCACAATCCCAACATCAGCGGCTGTGAAAGCATACGCAGATTCAGTTGGCGGTGGATCAACTGGCGACATAACATTCACAGGTTCAACTATTCAATCACCTTCAAACGCTGACATCACACTTGACCCATCGGGCACGGGCGGAGTCGTCGCACAAGGTCCGGTGACATTCAACGCAGGATACATTGAAAAGATCAACTCACTAACATCAAGTTCAACCATAACTGTCAACTGTGCATTGGCCAGCATACACACAGTCACACTAGGAACGTCAACAGAATTCAACATCACCAACCTACCAACAGGTGGTTCCGTGACCTTGATCATCACACAGGATGGAACAGGAACAAGGACAGCCACTTTCGGAACGGATGGTTCAAGTGCTGTGAAGTTCCCATCCAACAGTAGCACACTATCCACAGGCGGTGGCGACATCGATGTAGTGACGATCATCAACGACGGAACCAACTTCCTGGGCAACATTGCCAAGGACTACAGGTCATCATAGGGGGACTGGATGCCTCTGGGTATACACAGACACATCATCACAGTGGGCGGCAACTGGGATCCTACGGCGAGCATCACCACACGTTATCACATCGACGCCTCAGACACCAGCACTTACACG